ATGGCGACCTTTCAAAAACGCAATGGTAGAGTGACAGCTACCGTTAGAATTAAGCCGCATCCGGCTAAATCAAAAACATTTGATACTTTGCGCGATGCAAAGAAGTGGGCGCAAGAAACAGAAGTAAGATTAAAGAATGAAAAGTTAGAGATTTTCGACCATATTATATTTAAAGATGCCTTAATTGAGTACCGTGATACTGTCTCTATTAATAAACGTGGCTATGAAAAAGAACGAAGAAAAATAAACTTTTTATTAAAAGCCATGTATGTAGATCAGCCGCTCATTCAAGTTAATAAAGACTTCTTAACAGAATGGCGTGAGCAAAGGCTTTTAAATGTTAAAGGTGCCACGATTAGGCGTGAGTTTATTTTGCTGTCAGCTTTTTTCACTTGGTGCATTGAGGTCAAGCGATGGCTATCAGTGAACCCTCTACGTGAAATTAAGTTCCCTTCAGAATCACCGCATCGAGAACGTATAATTAGTGATGAAGAAATAGAAATTTTATTACCTTTCTTATCTACTGAGATGCGCTATATCTTTTTAATCGCTTTACAAACTGGAATGAGACTTTCAGAAATTTGCAATCTGAAATGGGAAAAAATTAGATTGAGTAAAAACTATTTAATTTTAGACCTTACAAAAAATGGTCGTGCAAGGGAAGTGCCTTTAAGTTCCCAAGCGGTTGAAATCTTTAAATCCATCGGCCCAAAAAAGCAAGGGTATGTATTTAGCATAACTAGCGATGATGCAACCGATGAATTTCGTGATGCTAAGTTAGAAGCGGGTTTAGAAGGTTTTACTTTCCATGATAGTCGCCATACTGCAGCAACTAAAATTGCTTTAAAAATCCCGCTGCTTGATCTGTGTAAAATGTTTGGGTGGAGTAATCCGCGGCGTGCGATGATTTACTACAATCCCACATCTAGTGAGATTGCAGCGCGGCTTTCACAGCCGTAAGCGAATAACGGCCTTTAATATCTTTGAATCTATGCTCTTTGGCTAACTTCTTAAATGAATGGTAGGATAAGCCTGGTATACGTTCACATAATTGCGTAATGTTAAGCAGCTCATCGCCTTGGGCTGCTAAAACTTTAGTTACTGCATTCTCACATGCCTTTTCGATGACCTGAGCCAATTCGGATGCAGGCATAGAAACAAATTTAACTTCTGTCATTCCACACCATCCAATGCATCAAGAATAAGAATTAATTGCTTTTCAATCTCAGCGCTTTTCTTGAGGCCTAAGCCATCCATAAGACCCAAAACAATATCCCTTGCCCCATTAATACGACAGAACAAATCAAACTCCTGTGCTTCGAGTTTTTGGGCGCTATTTACAACCTTTCTCAGTTTCAAAGCGAGCTTATCGCGTGATTTTGGCTCGAACTCTGAATTTTCTTTATCCAGTCCACGAGATAATGAACCTAGTTGACACATAAGTTTAGATGGCTGTTTCATAGTTACGCTCCAAAAACTGAGGTTAAATCAATGTTAAAAATTGCAAGCCAAGCATCTCGGTGATATGAATTTACTTCGGAGAAGCGTTGACCCTGTACAGTCGCTTTTTTAATTTCTAAATGGTGCTCACGACTATATTTAGAGAGTAGGCGACCTTCTTTATTTCCAAAGTTAGTTTTGAGTTTTGTGTTGATTGAGGCCACCGCAGCGAAAGAAATGGATTCACCTAATTTCTGCCTAAGGTCTTCATTTTCACGCTTGAATTTAGATGCGGTTGCCATAGCTGTAGCCTCTCGGCGACTACCAATTTCCGCTTTGGTTGTAATAGCATGGTCACGTTCAGCCTGAGCTTGTTGTAATTCTTGAGTCTTGCGAAGAATCACATTATTAGCTACCTGTAATGCCTTAGCCATTATGATTTCGGGATCATCGTTTTCCTGACCTGAAATATAACCACCATTTTTACGAATACTTGGTAATACATCAGAAGTAACCCATTTCTTAAATTGCTTAGCTTCAGGTTTACGACTTGTTAGAACTAAAGAATAAAGACCAGATTCATTAACTAAATTAGTTGGTCTGTGGTTGCCCTCGATAATATCGAGGGTAACTTCATCATTATCTAATCTACGTGCTGCATCACTTGGATTGCCAATCTCTAAAACATTACAAACATCAGAAAGAACAAACCAAATTTCACCATCATCTTTTACAATGGTGCGTACTTCATTTTGATTGAAATTAAAAACAGATACATTACTCATCCTTTAATCTCCTTAACCTTTTCAGCAATTTCCTCCAAGATTCTCCAACCATCCAATCTGTGAAGCGGTTCCTGTACTCCACTGGCATCACATTGCTGCTGAACTATTTTTTCAATTGCCACTACAACTTTTCTAGTTCTTGGTACCAATATGCAGCCTTCAAGCTTCTTGTTTGCCCGTTCTGTAGCTGCTTGCCAAGCAATAAAACTACGTTCACGTTCTCTACTATTTGCTGGACTGCTATAGACACGGTTATATAAGTGTCTTGCTTCCACATCATCTAGCTCATTTCCACAGTTGTCGTTCCAGTCTTTAAAGTGCCAATCGTCAAAAGCTGCACGCTCAAAATTATTTCCATGTTTAGTCATGCTACACCTCAATGAATCTTATAAAGATCAGCCGGAACAACTGCAAAACTCTCAGCTACAATCTTATCTAGATCAGTTTGAATGGCTCTCAATTTTTCAATTTGATTGATAACCTCATCAACTGGCACACCTAAATGCTCTGCTACCTGCTCAGGCGTAAATACCTTTGTCCCGTCTTCTAGACAAAACGCCTCTTTAGGTATTAACCCCATTTCATTTGCTATATCTCTTGCCATGTCGTTAAACCAGTCAGGAGCTAAAAGCATTGCTTTCATAAATTGATTTCTGGCCTCTTCTGAGTCCTCACCTGTGGTTTTAACGAGTGCCTCATACTTTTCCATTTCTGCCGAGAATTCAGCAGGGAATGTTGGGCGTTTTGTGTGAGTAATTTTTGCCTCATTAAATAACTTTTCAAAGCGTGGGCTGATAGTGCCAAGCCATCCCATTGCAAAAGTTTCAAAAACAGTTGGCTCTTCACCAGTAGTTAATAGATCTGTCAGATAGGCAACCACATCCTCAACATTGCTTTCAAATGAGTTTACATTTTCACGAGTAATATTCTTTTTCATGTCTAATTCCTATTTTGCAAATACGGTTGCGAATGTGGTTCCAGCAATTTCTGGCAATACGTCTTTAGCTTCTTCAAATGCACGCGCCTTTGCTGCTGCTTCTGAATCTAGAGTCATGGAGTCGTTATACTTCTTCCATTCCTCTTTAGATCGGCGATCCAAGAATCTACCTAGCAAGTGAAGAATCTGTTTAGTTGCATTATTGGTTTTCTTATAGCGAGCATCTGTTTCTATAAGGTCTATAGCTCCAGCTCTAGCCAACTTTAAAAGCTCATCATATGGCAAGCTTTCAAAATCAATTCCAAGTATTTGATCTGCTTTCTTTAGTTCAACATCCTTACTTGGATTGATTAATCTTTGTTTCACATCTTGCGGGCTGATCTTGTGTGCAAGCCCGTTTCGTCTAAAGCGAATTACATTACTCATGATCACGCCTTTAAATGATTTTCAAATTCTTTAAAAAGTTGGGTAGCTGCTTTATTCATTTTCCTGTCATACGTGATATGCACGTTTCTTGGAAAAGCTTTGTTGACTGTGACGCAGTAAAATTCCATGCGCCCACAAGGTCTAACAATTCCGCGATACCCAATCTTTATAAGCCATATTAGAAACGCCTCGAATTTCACCTCACTTGAGAGGTCGGCGTAATTAACGCCGTCCGTCATTTTTAAAACCTTCTGTAAGTGTTTTAGAGATGGCTGCATTCGCTGGAGCTAAATGATTTGTGTTGATTACTTGCGTCTCTGGGACAACCTCTAGGTGTGTAATATTATTTTTCAACTCATCTAGTTGGTACTGACCACCAGTTAATTGAGCAAGCTCACCGTTGTGATAATCCTGAGATAAATCTGCTTGAGTTTTGGCAATATCAATCAAGCGAAAGGTTTTATCAAAGGCAAACTTACTTAAGTTGTGATCCTTTAGTTTTTCAACAAGACTTAGCTCAATTGCGGACAGTAGGGCATTGATATCACCCATATCATTCTTAGCTTCACTACGAGCTGCAATAAGGTCATCCACAGTCACGCTTTTGTTTTCTGGAAAAAGTTGTGAACTAGTACGCATGATTATTCCCCTTTATTTTTAAGTGAAGCTAAGCGCTCTTTGTGAGCATCGATTAGAGCTTGATAGCAATCACTAGTACGGCCATCTAAAGCCATTAAATCTTCAGTGGACACAACGCCTGAGCGAATCTCAACTTTGCGACCAGGACATGTTTTGGAAAAATACTGTTTTGCACTAATGGCATCTAACAAATCAATAAACCACTCTGATGACATAGAGATGCCTTGGTCAGACTCATCTAATGCTGTAGCCATGTAATAGTGACAAGCACTTTCAGTGTTTTGAGTTTCTTGCCAAAGCAATGTTTCATCATAATTTGGTACAAGTTTTACCAACTCTTCATGAGACATTTTCTGAACTTGAAGATTTATTAGTCGGTACTCATGAAAATTGAGCCAAACTCGCTCCCACATTGGCGCCTCTTCGTCTTCAAAATTTAAAACAGAGGTGGCAAAAGCGCCTGCAGTAATGTAGTAATCCACTTCTGGATTTGAGCTTTTTAAGCTTTCTAGCTTTCTTTCTGCTTGATCAAGATGAAAGAACGGACGGTTAATAATTCCAAATGGGTAAATTTCTTTACCAGTAATTTGAATTGAAAGGTAATGGCATAAGCTTTCATCTGCCATCCATGCATCAAGCTGAGAAAGTAGTTTTTCAACAGGCTTGTTTTTATTAGTAGAACGGAGATGCGAATTAGCGCCGACTTGTTGACTAATATCTGTGATTTGGTTCATAATGTGACCACCAAAAAGTTACTTGTCCCGATCCTCGACCAAAATTTTCAGGACAAAAATTTATCTTAAAATACCAGAGCATTGACTCTGGGTTTCGTGTTTATAAAATGAATCAATCATTTTGTGTAATTTAAGATAAATCATTTTGTTTAAACTAGTCAAGATAATTTTAAATCATTTTGATTAATTATTTTTAGTTAATAAAAAAGCCCGCCATTCAAGTAGCGGGCTTTTTAGTTTTAATTTTTCTTAATCTAAATATATATTCTGAATTTGTTGAACTGGATACTCATGCACATGTTTACTTGGAGGGATAATATCAGATACCGCAACAATTGCAGCTACATCTTCCATATCAATAGTCATCCTTGTCTCGCCGTTCACAGCCAAAAGGTGCAGAACATCATTAACAATCCCAATAAATTCTTTAATTGTTCGCCTACCATCTTTCAGCTGAACTTCCACAAATTCTGTAGGTGTGGGCTCTGCATCAGGGTCGCACACAACATACCATCCATTACGAATCGCAGGATACATTGAATCACCTGTACCTTTTACAGCATAAGCATTTGGCCCAGCTGTAAGAGACGGTACATAGCCATCACCGCCATTACCTAAATAACCCATTTCAGTGTAATAGCCATCCATACCCATTTTTGAATAGGACTTTACAGGAACCCAACCACCACGTCTTACAACCGTTGGCACTGGTTCGCTTCTGACACTTTCAATATTTGGGGAACCATTACCACTAAGTATCCAGCCTAAATCAATATTGAATTTTTTAGACACCTTGAAAGCACCAGTTTTTGAAATACCTCGGCGCTCCCAATTGTAAACAATTTGAGGAGTCTCATCTAAGGCGTAAGCCAAATCGGCCCCAGTGATTTTTGTGACTTGGTAGACGCGTTCCATTGTTGGGTGAATTTGCTTCTTTTCCATGACTCTCTCGGCAAGGCTTAGAATTAATTGCTGCAAATAATAACACATTTTGTGTAAATCAAAATGATTGAATGATTTTTTTGTTTGTGTATACTGAATCAATCAAAATGATTTATTTCGAGGTGCTAATGAGTAGTGTCCAAAAAGATGCTGAGCTTATCGACAAGCACGGAGGTGCTACTGCACTGGCTCAAACCTTGGGCTACAACGTTCAGCGTGTTCAAAACTGGAAAATTAGAGGCATTCCCGCTAAGGAAAGACTTAAACACCCTGAATTACTCTTAGTCGATTTTATTCCAACACCAAAGAAATAAAAACCGCCATCTGCTGTAACAGATAGCGGTTTGAATATCGTATTTGGAGCAAACCAAAATGAATGAACAAATCTTAGCACAAAATTCAATCTGTGCAATATCCCCAATGTGCGTATTTATCGCCTATCCAGAGGAGCATATTCCCTATGAATCAGACAGCTCTGCAATTCATCAAGCAGTATGAGGATGGGTTTTATGAGGGTGCTAAATACACGCGTGAATACGGCGATCTTAGAAAGCTTTATGACGAATCTACTGATGAATTTTACATCGAAGAAATCAATGAAGCCTATGCAGAATTCAAAAGGGGGAGTTCATGAGTAATATAATTGCACCGAATTATACACAGGTGCCTAATGTTGTTGTTGATGAGCTTGCATCTCAGCTAAGCGATTCTGCTTTCAAATTGTATGTGGTTCTTATCCGCAAAACTAAAGGATGGGATCAATCACGTGATGCTATTTCAATTAGTCAGTTTGAAAAAATTACTGGCAAAAGCCGTCCAACGGTTGTGAAAGCAATTGAAGAGTTGGTGAAATTGCGTTTAGTTCGCAAAACTGGATGCACAAAATTTGGCAATGAATATGAATTAAATTTGAGTTTTTCAATTGATGGAATACTACTAAATTTCCCAAGTAAAAAATCTTTACTAGTTAAAAAATTTAACCAAACTAGTAAAAAATCTTTACTGCTACTAGTTAAAAAATTTAACACACAAAAGAAACTATCAAAAGAAACTATCAAAAGAATAGATTCGGGTAGCAAAAAAGACTCTAAAAAATTCTCAGAAAATTTTGAGAAGTTCTGGTCTACATATCCATCATGTAAACGAAAATCAGATAAGTCTGGCACTGCTAAAACTTTTGAAAAGTACGAAAAGGCATTTGAACTTGACGCAGTGATTTCAATTTTAGAACTGCAAAAAATTGATGAACAATGGACAAAACAAGATGGTGAATTTATTCCATCGCCTACTTCATGGTTAAACAAAAAGCATTGGGAAAATGATTATTGGATTTCAAGGATCCAAGCTCAACCAGCAACACAAGTAAACAATGGTCCGATTATTGAGCAACAACCTACTCAATTCAAAGGGGTAAGAAGACAGTTCAAAGGGGTTAATGCATGATCGAGCTATATTCAATCCCAGTAGAGCAATATGTTCTTTCTGCATTCATGTCATTCAATCAGGGTATGGATGATTTTATTGAGCAGCTTGAAGCAGAAGATTTTTATGCATCACAACACCAAGTCATTTTTAAACACATTCGTGCTCAATATTTAATTGGTGAAGCTTTTGACGAGATCACTATTTGGCAACAAATCCGCGCCAATGCTAATGAATCAAGAGTGATTGATGAATCCTTCATAGTCAATTTGATGAGCCGTGTTCCTCAAGTATCAATCTTAGGCACACACGTAAAAACACTTAAGGACTTATCAGCACGTAGAAAGCTAAATGAAATAGGAAAGGCCATTACTACGCTGTCAATTGATATGGTTGGGCATAGTTCTGATTCTGCCATCAATAAGGCACAGTCACTGTTACAAAACATGAGCCATAGTGCTAGTGATGACTACTTAAAACATGCTCATGAATTCACAAAAGAAGCTATAGGCGAGTTCTTGGCACGACACGAGGCGCTTCATAGCCAAGTTCCATTTGATGGTGGAATTAGAACAGGTTTTACCGCCCTTGATCATAAGTTAGGGGAAGTTGGGAAAGGGGATTTGGTTATCATTGGTGCACGCCCTTCAATGGGTAAGACAACGTTTGCTCAGAACTTGGCTGCCGATATGTTTATTAATCAAGGTTTGCCTGTCCTATTTGTTTCTATCGAAATGAAGGGGAAGCAAATTATGCAAAGAATGATTAGTGGTATCGGCGGGGTTGAATTAAAAAAAGTCCTAACTGGAAATATTACCCCAAACAGTGATGATCTTTTGATGATCAACACAGCGGCCAATACTATTGAAAAAGCACCTTTCATGCTTGATACCAACAATAGGTCTACCACTTCAACAATCAGAAGGTCAGCAAGAAAGTTACAAGCTAAATATGGGAAAGTTGGTGCCATTTTTGTTGATTACATTCAAAGAGTCATACCACTTAATAAAAATAACTTTGGTCGATCTGACAAAGAGCTAGGGGAGATTTCAGGCGAACTGAAAAGGATTGCAGGTGATTTCGATTGTCCAGTTTTTGCTTTAGCACAGCTCAACCGAAGCTTGGAAAACCGCAAGGATAAGCGCCCTATTAATGCAGATTTAAAGGACTCAGGGGATATTGAGCAAGACGCAGACATCATCATGTTTATTTACCGTGATGAAGTATACAACCCTGGTTCAAAAGATGCTGGTACAGCGGAAATCATCATTGGTAAGGCTCGTAATGGTTCAATTGGTACAGTTCGATTAGCAACAGATTTAGCAAGAGCAACCTTTACCGACTTAAGCCCTGAATATTACCAATCTCAAATGTTAGGGGACCATATATGAAAACGTTCCTAATCATTATGACCGTTGTTTGTATTGCAACTTTTATGGGTTTAGTTGTGGCTGCAATAGCTGCAAAGCTGCACCAGTATTCAGGAAGTCTAGCTAAATTTCGCTTTTCACTAGCCTTCATGGATATCACTTTTTTCTTTTTATGTGTTTTGACCCTAATCGTATTGGGTGGAGGTAAATATCTGGCGTTTTCTCACGGAATTTTATTTTTGTTGGCGTTGTATCTAATTTTTTATCGGTTCGAAAAGTGGGAGCGTAAAGCGTGATAAAAGAAAATGTAAAGTTGCATATCATGCAAGGTGTAGACTGGTCTAAATATGATTTGCCTGAATGGTTGCGCCAATTTGGTTATTGGCAAGGGGCAGTGATTCGCTTTGGTGGATCTACTGAAAATCCATTAGTAGGAGCGATTAAAAAAGCAAAACTTAGACTTAAGAAAGGGGATAGGGAAAAGATCGTTGCTTATTATCTCTGTGATGAAAATTTTATCGAGAAGCCATCTAAAAAACCTAATGTCTGTCTAATTACAGACGATGAAGCTAGGGCCGTTCAGCGCTTGATCATTGATATTTTAGACGGCTGCACTTCTGAGGCTATGCTTGATTGGATGGACGCAATTATAGAGCGTTATTTCAATCAAAAATCATGGACTCAGTTAGTAACTCCAGAGCGAACAGCCATGGATGCAAAATACGATGTTCGTTGTGGCTTAGCAGCTTTGCACAATCGCTACCAGTTTATTAGATATAAAAATGGCTCAGTATGATCTAACTATTGATATTTATTGGTAATTCAGATAATTGTATGAAGATTAAACAACGGTGAGCAAGAATGATAGAAAATCCGCAACATTTTAATTTAATAACAAATTTTGAAGAAATCACATCTAGACCTAATTTTGTTGAAAAAGTGACGATTGCTAGGGGTGAGGATGTTCAAAACACTATCTCTGATTTAGTTGGTTTTTATGTGCTAAGGGATTTTGTTAGTTGTGGGATTTCTAGTTGTGGAAAGAAACATCAAAAAGGTTATATCGCAGCGCTTCATGATGGCAATGAAATTATCATTGGACATAAGTGCGGGAAAAAACACTTTGGTGTGAGTTTTGATGAAAAAGCTAAACAATTCAAGCATCTTAGAGACAATGCGAATCAATATCTGCAAATTAAGGCAATGTATGAAAAGCTGCCACAGTTAAAGGAAAGTCTAGAAAGAATTTTGAACCAGTCGGGCAAAATGACATTCTTGCAAATAAAGATGGCAGTAAAGAGCTTTAAAGAAGATGCATTTGATTACTGGATGCGAAGGAGAATTGGACAAGAGGTAACAAGCAACGGATCTATTTTTATTGATGACTTCAAAACAGAAGAAGAAATCAATGCTGAAATCCTAAGTGGTAGAAAAAACATCTCAGACATCAAGCGGGTTTTAGTCGCAAATATTGCTGAATATGATGTTATCGCCAATTGGCATAATGCTGAAAAGTTAAAGGACTACTTTGATCGGCTGTACAGGGAAATCAAAAATCCTAACCAGATGGACGGGGTAGCTATTAAGGCATTAGCAAAAAAGCTTAGACAGCATGACCAAAATTTGAGGGAGTTGGAGGATTTCATTAAAAGAGCCAATCGCTTATTTACCCCTGAAAACCTAGTTCAATTCGCTGTGTTATTTACGAAACCACATGAGCAAAAAATTATTGAGAAATATGCAAATAATTTTGCTTGAGCACTTGACCCTGATCAGGGCTAGTGGTATTTTTGTGTTAAAGTTGTGCGAAGTGTAAATAAGGTGCAACTAAATTAGTAAGTAACCCTTGCAACATAGGCAAGAAGGCGAAACTAGATTAAAGCCTGTCATTGAGTTGATGGGCTTTTTGCGTTTCTGGAAAGATAAAAATCTTATCTCGCGAGAGGTGCCATGTTGGGGCGCCTCTCAATTTTGCCGAACGGATTACGGCATATATGGCCCCGCTGAATACTAGTTATTGGCGGGGCTTTTATTTTTTCGAGGGATATATGAAAGCTAAAAAACTTTTAGAGAAGCTTGGTGCTAAGGGAATAAAAAAGATTCTTGAGAGTGCACACCAAGAAGCTGTTTATTTTGTGGATGAATGGAATGAGCATTTTAAGGTACATGGGTTTTACACAGATAAGTGTATTGTCGGTGTTCACAATCCGCATTCACACTACAAATTGTCAGAATTAAAACAGGCATTGGGTGGCGAACATGGATACAAGCGAAGCTAAGAGAAATCTTAACAAATATTCGGATGAATTAAGCCGCTACCAGAACTTGTCTCGCACTGGGTTAAGCCGCGAAGAAATGCTTGTTATAGACCGCATCATAATGCGATTGAAAAACAAGATTAATAATTTACGGTCTATGTTGAATGCGTGACTCCAAACGATTAGCCGAAGTACGCAAGCTGCCATGCATGAGATGTGGTGCACCAGCACCAAGCCAAGCCGCGCATTCTAATTCTAGTAAAGACGGTAAGGGCAGATCCATTAAGGCTTGCGACTCTAAAACTGTTTCTTTGTGTTTCTCCTGTCATCATTTGTTTGATACCTACCAACTAGGCAACAGGCAGGAAAGCGAAGACTTATTTAATAAGTGGCTTAAGCGAACCAACGCAATGCTTGAGTCAGATAAAGAATTATTTTGAATTATAAATAACCCAAACAAACCCATTAAAAGCGGTGGGTTAAGGTATAGGTGGGAATATGGAACCAGCAACATTCCCAATCAATAGTTATTCAGGAATTGTTCAGGTAATTAACTATCTGAACAATAATCACTCCAAAGCAGCCGCAGAAGGCAAACCTTTAGTCGTTAGAATCAATCAGAAGGAAGACGACAGGAGCGCCGCACAAAACCGGCTTTACTGGGCTTGGCTTGAGCAGATCAGGCAAAAGACTGGTAACTCAAAGGATGACCTTCATTTACTTTTTAAGAAAAAGTTTCTTGCCCGGATCTATGTTGAAGGTCGGCAAGAGACTGCAGAAAAGTACATGGCTTTGCAGAACTTTAAAGATGTTATTCAAGCATTCGATGGCCCTAAGCGCCGTCAACTTGAAAAGGATTACCAAGTTTTGGTCAATACCTTCATTAAAGACCACCTGCAAAGCAAGAAGGCCACCATTAAAGAATTCACCAAATATCTGGATAAGATCAACATCTATGCACATAGAGACTTGGGCGTGATGTTGATTATCCCGGATGAACTTAAGTGGTGTTATCAAAATGAGCAATGATTCAAATTTGCATGATGTGGTGCTTAAGCTGATAGAGCAAAACAATAAGCTGATTGAACAGAATAGCTTGATCGTCCAAATCAATGCAGAACAATCTGCTCAGTTATCCGAAGTTCTATTAATGCTTGAAGATAGTGAACCAGCACAACGGTCAGGATCACTAGATGGGTGATGTTATGAGCACAAGTGAATGTATTAGCTTTCAAGAGGCAGTAGAGATTGGGCTTCAGAAAGCAGCGGATAGTGAAAGAATAAAGGCTGAGGTTCAAAGCATTTTACAAGAGTTGAATTCAGTAGCTGCAAAAGCAACTAACAGAAATTTCATTTTATTTGATTTGTCTGAACCGGAAGTTAAACAACTGTCACCTCTTAAATTTGACTTCAATAACTATAGCTTTCCTATCGCCGTAAGGTGTGGAGCATTAGAAGTTGAATGCAATAGCATTTGTGAACTTGTTGAGTCAATAAAGCAATTTCTAAGATCAGCCTATTTTGGTGACTTTATAAGGATGAATATCAATGCCTAGAATTGTATCGGTTATACCGCCTAAAGATGACTCCAACATTACTAAAGCACAGGGTACAAAAATATTGCTTGATAATGGCGAGTACCTACGATGTGTCCACAAAATCACTTTAGTAGCAGAAGTTGATTCGCCGTGGAAAGCAATCATTGAAGTGTACCCATCTAATCAAGAGCAAATTAATGCATTGCTTGCAGATGTTGAGGTTATTAAACGTGACCAAGAATACAACCGCTTGGATGAGATTGAAAAGGAAATCCAGCAACTACAAGACGAGAAGGTGCTCATTGAACGCAAACACCGTCCAGAAGTAACAGGGCTTTCAATAGCTGGTGTAGCGAATGTACCAATGGAAGGGACTTTCTTGGTTGATAAAGGTGAGAGAGTTTTAAAGCCGCCTAAGAACGATGCTTTAACGGAGTTCCTTAAAAACAACCCTTCTCATTCAACAATCATTCCACCAGTAACAGGGCTGGTGAAAGATGAACAGGGTATTGTTCGCACCGTTCCAGATTCCAAAGGTGAGCAAGATGATTCAGAAGAGCATTATTAATAATCGCTTGGGGTTTTATGGATTAGATGGTCTTGAACAGCCGCATTTAATTATTGAGCCAGAAACTCCAGAAGTCCAGCGTAAACAATTGGAACTCCGTTTAGTTAGATTGATCCAAGAATATCAACGCAAGGGTTTAGATATCGATTGGATATCAATTGACTTACTTAATGGTGTAGATGCGCGAGTAAACTTAAATGAAACTCCAAACATTCAAGAACAAGTTACAGACGCTACAGGCACCCGCACAAACCCAGAAGAACTCTAAACAAAACAATTGGGGTTCTGGTCGTGGTGGTCGTCCGTGGCGCCGTCTTAAAGCAAAGATCCATTTAGGTGATGAGTGGACCTGTCAATGTTGTGGCATTGTCACTAAAGACTTAGAACTTGACCATATTGTCAATGTGGCAAGAGGCGGAACGGATGATGAATCCAACCTCCAATCTCTTTGTGTTCCATGTCATAAGAAGAAAACCCAACAGGAGAGCCGGCAGTGAATAGACAGAATCGGCCAATCAATGGTCAGCCAATGCAACCACCAACGAGATCTGTTCCTGAATATGCTCCACCACCACAAAATGAAATCTCATATTCAGATGAGCCAATCAATTCTGATTGCTGGTCAACTGGTTTTTATTGGGGTGCTTTCATTGGTATTGGGATTGGAATGTTGTTAATGAAGCTCTTTATAAAATTCACGAGTTAAATAAGAGCCATATGATGCAAAAAATCCAGCAGGCAGGGGGGGAGGTCAAAAGTTCCAAGCCCTTCGCCGTTGGACACCGCCCCCCATCGCACGCACAAAAAAAATTCCCTTTCAGAAAAAGTTAAAGCAAAAAGTTAAAATCAAGTTAAAGGTAGAGCAATGGCATTAACAGAGAAAATGGAAAAATTTGCTCTTGCCATTGTTGACGGCAAGACAAATAAAGAAGCAGCAATTTCAGCAGGTTATGCGGAAAAAACTGCATCCGCCGCAGGTGCTAGGTTAGCAAAAGATCCTGAAATTATTGTCTATATTGAAATGTTAAAGGCCCAAAAAGAAGGGCGCTCTTTAACATCTAATTCACCAAAAGTTAAACCTAAAGATACACCCGAAAATAGTGGTGAAGATGAAAACCCTATTGAGGAATTTCAATTTGAAGGTGATGATCCTTTAGATTTTTTAATTAAGGTCATGAACTTCAATGGCAACAAGCTGCCACTTAGAATGCAAGCAGCAATTGCAGCATTGCCTTATAAACACGGGAAGGTTGCGGAAAAAGGCAAAAAAGAAACTAAACAAGACAAGGCAAAGGAAGCGACCAGAACAGGAAAATACGCCACATTGGACAATCAGTTGCCAAGCTAACTATTAAGAGGAACTTTGCATGCAAAGTCTAGAATACGAAACCGTAAGTGGTGAAACTATCACTATTCAAAATATCAAAGATGGCCCTTGCTGTCATGACTCTATTGAAAAGTTGCCAGCAACAGAAAGGTTGGTGAAGATTACTTATCAATGTCGCAAGTGCTTTTCCAGATTTTCCGAAGAAGATTATCAATTGATTGTTAATCAATAAAAGGTTTTGTATGGATCCGTAGGCGATACGGTGCGTTGGAGGAAGGAGGACCACAACTGCCAACGTAATAACCCGCTAGCAGTGGGCGAAACAGCGTAGTTAAAGCAGGGGTTCGCAACCTGTCATACAAATTTATGCCGCCTTCGGGCGGTTTTTTCATGGACCATTTAAATGACTGCAAAACTACCAGACTGGACAACTGCCTGCCCAGACTGGGCGGATCGCATCGTTAAAGGTCAATCCTTAATGCCATGTAAACCACTTTTTCAAGATGTGGCCGATGTTGCTTTAAGAACATTTAACTCATTAAAAGTTGTAGATGTTTTGGATTCTCCAGAAATGGGTGAAATTGTCCGGAAGTGGGTAACCGAGTTTGTTGCTGCAATTTTTGGTGCGTACGACAAGAAAACAAGACGCCGTTTGATTAATGAGTTTTTTCTTTTAATTCCTAAGAAAAATACAAAATCAACAATTGCTGCATTCATTATGCTCACGGCATTTATTTTAAATAGCCGGTTATCTGCTGAACTCATCATTTTGGCACCAACCAAAGAAGTTGCCGACAACTCTTTTAATCCTATCCGGGATGCTATTAAAGCAGATCCCGTATTAGATGAAATGATGACCATTTCTGAACATACCAAAACAATTACGCATCAAGGAACGCAAGCAACTCTTAAAGTTGTTGCTGCTGATGACAAGTCAACAGGTGGTAAAAAAGCCTCTTGGATCTTGGTTGATGAGCTGCATTTATTTCAAACCATGTCGAATGCTGGATCAATGTTCCGTGAGGCAACAGGCGGTCTGGCATCTCGCCATGAAGGTTGTTTGATTTGGTTATCAACACAATCAAAAGAGCCGCCTTGTGGTGTATTTAAAAGCAAACTTGATTATGCCCGTGATGTTCGTGACGGCAAGATAATAAATAAAAAATTCCTTCCTCTGATTTATGAATTTCCCGATGAAATGATTGAATCGGAAGAATATAAGGACCCTGCAAATTTTCATATACCTAATCCAAATTTTGGAACAAGTGTTGACCCTGAGCAGCTATTAGATGATTACGAAAAGGCCAAATATTCAGGCGAAGATGATCTAAAAGACTTCTTTGCTAAGCGCCTCAATGTTCAGATCGGTATGAATTTACGTGCTAATCGCTGGGCAGGTGCAGACTTTTGGGAGAAAAAAGAGGTTGTTTTTGACCTTGATTATCTAATTGAACAATCAGAATGCATCACTGTGGGCTTTGATGGTGGTGGCCTTGATGACCTGTTTTCAATGTATGCCATTGGACGAGACAAAAAATATCACACTTTATGGCGTGGTTGGTCCATGTCTTGGCTACATCCGATTGCTTTAGAGCGAAGAAAAGAAAACAAGCAAAGAATGGATGACTTTATAGCTGCTGGTGAACTGGTGATTGTTGAAAATATTGGTGATGACGTTTCACAAGCTGGTCTGATCGCCAAGCGAATTTTTGACACTGGCAAGATGCCTAAACAGGGTTTTGGTCTTGATCGTCTAGGGATGCCGTCACTTGTAGATGGCTTGTTAGAGTCGGGAATCCCTGAGACTGCATTAATCGCCGTCAAACAAGGTTTTGAGTTGTCGGGTTATGGGATGACTTTAGAGCGCAAGCTTGCTGCAGGAACCTTTATTCCAGCTAAACAAGAGCTAGTTAAGTGGGCGGTTAGTAACGCAAAAGGAAAAATTTCAGGCAATGCACTAATGATTACAAAGCAAGAATCTGGCAAGGGAAAAATTGACCCCGTGATTGCAATGTTTAACGCCGCTGCTTTGATGTCAAGCAATCCTGAGCCTGCCAATCGCGTTGATATTGACGAATACTTAGAGGATGTCGTGATAGCATGAGTACCACACAAGAGCCGGGGTTTTGGTCCCGCTTCTGGTCACGATTGACTGGAAATACACAATTAAAAAAAGGCGATTCGTCTTATCCATTTGATAGTTATTTGTCACCCGGTGGATCGGTTGTCACACCAGAAACAGCTTTGAAACTTTCCGCAGTCTGGGCGTGTGTAAAATTAAGAGCTGAAACTATCTCAACTCTTCCTTTACAGTTGTACGACAACAATAAACGTCTTGCTACTGATCATTACCTTTACCGTATTTTGCACGATTCACCCAATGCCGATATGTGTGCAAGTGAGTTTTGGCAAGTTCAAGTTGCTTGTGTTGACTTATGGGGGAATGCATACAACCTTATTACAAAAGACTCAAGCGGAAAAGTAATTGCTCTTGAGCCACTTTTCCCGAGTGGTATGGTTGTAAAACGTAATGATTTGGGAGCGATTGATTTTCATTACACTGAAAATGGGAAAACAACAACCTATTCGGAAGACCAAATCTTGCATTTTAAGGGTTTTACTCTTGATGGACTCGTTGGTTTATCTGCTATTCAATTTTTTGCTCAAACCATAGGCATGCAGTTTGATGCAAATAATCAAGCACAGGACTGGTTTAAAAATGGCTTAAAGGTTGGCGGTTTTTTGGAGACTGGAGAGCAAACCTTAACTAAAGAGCAACGTGAACGGCTAAGAAACCATTTAAGTGAGTTCAGTAAACCTGAGAATGCTGGTAAGTACATGGTGCTTGAGGCTGGAATGAAGCTGTCTGGCTCAAATAGTATTCGAATCAATCCCGTTGATGCCCAGTTACTTGAATCTCGTTATTTTGGCATTGAAGAAATATGCCGCGCCTTTGGTGTTCCACCTCAGTTAATTGGTCATACAAACAAAGCAAGCTCATGGGCTTCAAGTCTTGAGCAGACTAATAGGGGGTTTTTGACCTATTCGCTTAACCCTCAATTAGTTCGATATGAGCAAACAATCACAAAGAGATTGTTTTTGCCAAGTGAAAAATACAAGTACCGGCCAAAATTTGCGGTTGAAGGCTTATTACGGGCCGACAGTGCTACTCGCTCAGGTTTCTACACAAACATGATTCAAAACGGTGTTATGACGCGTAATGAAGTACGTGATTTAGAAGACTTGGCGCCTTTACCGGGTGGCGATGAGCTAATGGTTCAAATGCAAATGGTCGGATTGAAAGATCAGGGGAAAACCAGTGGATAGACTTAAACTAACTTTAGAAATCAAAGCCACCCAAGAGGGTGGCTTTTTTTCTGGCTACTTAGCTGCTTTTGACAACCTTGATTCTCATGGGGACATCATCCGCAAAGGTGCATTTGCCAAAACTCTTCAAGAGTGGAAGGCAAAAGGCAAGTACCCAGCAATCTTTTGGGATCACAACCCATCTGAACCAATCGGAATTTTTACCGAAATGCGTGAAGACGAAAAAGGGTTGTACGTAGAAGGTCGTCTCTTAATTGACGATGTGCCGCGAGCTAAAGCTACTTATGCGCTGATGAAGGTTGGCGCGATTGATGGCATGTCCATTGGCTATATCACCAAGTCTTATAGACGCGATCCAGATTCACTAATCCGCGAACTGCTGGAACTGGAGTTGGTGGAGGGTTCAATTGTTGCCTTTCCTTCCAATCCAGAAACCCTAATCAGTTCCGTCAAATCCAAATTACAAGATGGCGAGCTGCCATCCCTACCAGAATTTGAAAAGTTCCTGAGAGAGTCAGGATTTTCAAAAACGCAAGCCACTGTCATCGCTAGTAAGGGTTTGCGTCATCTTTTGAGCGAGTCAGAGGGTGAAAACGAAAAAGCGAAATCAATTTCAAATGCCTTAAATATTTTACGAGGAATCAGCAATGACTGAAAAAACTTTAGAACAACTCGCTCAAGAGTTCCAAAAACACGTTGATACAGTTAAAGAAATCGCCGAAGAGTTCAAAGGCAAACAAGCAAAAAGTGAAGAAATCTCACAAAGCGCCAAAGATAAAGCGGACGAAGCTTTAACTACGTTAAATGAAGTTAAAAACAAACTGACAGAACTGGAGCAGAAAGCTGCACGCCGTGGTAATGGTGAAGTTGAAACCAAAAAGCAAACCATGGGTGGTGAGTTTGTTGAAACTACAGAATACAAAAATGCTGCTGAGGCGCAGTATCGTGGTATTCAGCGTGTAGAGTTAAAAAACACAATTGGTACAACAGAAGTTGGAAAAATTATTCCGGCCACCAATCTTGGTTTGCAGTTGCCGAACCAGATGCGTCTTACAATCCGCGATATTTTGGCTGGTGGCAGCATGAGCGGTAATGTTCTTGAATATGTCCAAATGCAAGACTTTACCAATAATGCGGCAGTTGTTGCCGAAGGTGCACCAAAGCCAGAATCCGCAATTACATTTACTGATAAAGACGCTAAAGCGGTTGTAATTGCTCACTGGTTAAAAGTAACCACTCAAATGTTAAGTGATGCACCGGCTTTGCAGTCTTTCATTGATAACATCTTGCGTCATGGCCTAGATATTAAGCTTGAAAAGCAAATCCTTGCTGGTGATGGAACCAATGGCAACATGCTCGGTTTAATCCCTCAAGCAACCGCTTATGCTCCACCTGCTGGTGCTCCAGCTACTCCAAATATGTTTGATGTATTGCGCTTTGCAATGCTTCAAGTTGTTTTAGCTGACGACTTTGCTAACGGCCATGTATTAAACCCGATCGACTGGGCACTCATGGAAACGCAAAAAGATGCAAACGGCAACTACATCATTGGGAACCCGCAATCACAAGCGGTTCCGACATTATGGGGATTGCCTGTAGTTCAAACCGCGGCTATGGATGCGGGTAAATTCTTAACAGGTGCGTTTAATACTTCTGCCCAATACTTTGAGCGTTGGGGTGCTGCTGTCCAAATCGGTATGCAAGGTGATGATTTCACCTCTAATAAACGTACTTTACTTGCCGAAACACGTGGCGCATTAGCTGTTTATAAGCCTAAATCGCTTGTATATGGCTCATATACTCCTGCTACTGGTGGTTAATTCGTTTTAGGGGTGGTGTTTATCACCATCCCTTTTAGAGAGGCTAAAATGAAAGAATATGAAGTTTTACGCCCACACTTTGGCGATAAAGACTACAAAGAGGGTGATATTCGAACCGCAGATCCAAACGTGGTAAGGCATTTGGTAGAAAATAAAGTTTTACGTGAATACCAAACAAAAGTTGATCCACCAAAACCAGCTACAAGACGGAATAATTCAAAATGATCACACTCGAACGAGCTAAGTTGCAATGTCGAGTTGATCACGATGATGAGGATGTGCTTTTTCTTGAATGGATAGCTCAAGCCGATGAAGAAATAGCAACTGATATTGACCGGAAAATTATTTCGGACGAGTCGGAGCGAACATCTGAAACGGACATTGTGGACTGTAAAAAATTAGATAATGCCCGGTTGATATTTATTGAGTATAAGTACAGCCGAAGTCTTGAAGGTAAACCACAAGCTTATTGGGATATTTTGCAGCCAATTAGAGAAATGGGGGTTTAACATGCCCAGCATTACTCCAAAGCTTAAACACCGCATCACTATTCAAAAGCCCATCCAAACCCAAGATCAAAACACAGGTAAATTAATTACCTCATGGTCTAATTTTGCCACTATTTGGGCAGAAGTTACTGATCTTTCAACCCGTGATGTTATTGCGGCCAAAGCAGCCAATAGCTCGATACAGGCCCGTGCTAAGGTGCGATATAGCAGCACAACAAAACAAGTTGATAGCACAATGCGGGTACTTTTTGATGGGTACTATTACAAGATTGATGGAAACCCGATGCGAGATCCTGACTCACGCCGTGAGTATTTAACCATCAACTTATCTACAGGCGAAAAAGCATGGAATGGGTGATTTATGGCTACTCAAATACATGGCTTGGAGCCTGCATTAAGACGAATGCGGGCAATTGGTAATGACAAGACTGTAAAACGTATTGCCCGTAAAGCGATGCGGCAGGCAATGAACATTGCAAGAGATGCAGCTCGTCAAAAAGTTAAACGTTTAGATGATCCCACCACTCCTGAAAAAATCTGGAAAGAAATTGTGGTTCAAAATGGCCGGAGTAGAAATAAAAACACTTTGGTTATGCGCGTGGGAGTGCGTGGTGGCGCACGTATCCCATATACAAACAACGCTCAAAATAGACGTGCTGGGCGTGTTGGTCAAACTTACCAAGCGGACGGACGAGTCTTTTACTGGCGATTCCTTGAGTTAGGTACAAGTAGACAGCCTGCTACTCCGTTTTTACGCCCTGCTTTATACGAAAACATTGAACAAGTTACCGATAAATTTGTTCAGGTGTTTAATTTTGAGCTCAGTGTGGTTTTAGGTGCAGCTTAATGATTGATGTTCCAATTTTTAAATTAGCAAGAGCAGATCCAGCCGTTACAGCTCTACTTGAAAGCGATGGAATTTTGCGAGTCTGGAAGTTTGGAAGTGCTCCAGATGAGCCACAAGCGCCATATGTGACATGGCAAACAATTTCTGGTGATTCAAATAGCAACCTTGATTCACATCCTGTTTCAGACAATGCAATTATTCAAATTGATGTATATGCAACTGATGAGGATGTTGTTGATCAGGTTGCAAAAGCAATTCGCTTCGCAATTGAACTTGATTGTTATGTGGTTCGTTATGGCGAGGCAGATAAAGACCCCGTAACAGGAATGTCCCACTATTCTTTTGATGTTAGCTGGATCGTAAACCGCTAATAAAACTTAAACCATATTTTCACTTAGCACCCATTTCGGGTGCTTTTTTTATGCCTAAAATTAAGGAGCGCTCTTAATGGCTAATGTTAAAACTCAAAAAACACAGTTATTTACTGTGTTAAATGGTCAAGTGGTTCGTTTTGTTTGCTCTAAACGGATTGACTTGGGGCAAGATTCATTTCAAAAAATTGATGTGACTTGTCTTGATGCAGAATCAAAACAGTATGTTCGCGGTATGCGTGATCCCGGCGAAGGTGCAGTAGAAATCGATTACGATGATACGAACACCAGTCATGACAAATTAATTGAAATTGCCGAATCTGGAGAGATTTTAGAATGGCATGTTGGTTCGGGTCATGCTGCAACGCCTCCGACCTATGATCCAACCACTGGTATTGATCTTCCTGAAGATCGCATGTGGTGGTCATTCAAGGGCTATATTAACCCTACAGCACCAAATGCTTTTGAAGTCGATTCTGTAGTTGGTTATTCATTCACATTGATTCGTACTTCTGGCGTAACTGCAACTAAACGCACGGTGGCTCCATAATGGCTAAGATCAGCATTACAGACTTAAAGCAGAGTGTAACTACTCTAAACGTTCCAGTTAAAAAAGCCGTCAAGTGGAATGTTGAAGCGACTGAAAGTAATATTGGGTCACTTAAAAAATTGACGAAAAACAATTCATTAGAGCTTGGTGATATTGTTGAGCTTGAAGCTGATATTTTTGTTAAAAAAATGAACTTCAAGGAAAGTCGCGAGGCATCCAAAGCAATTGAATGGGATCTTAATTATGAGAATCTTGAGGATTCAAAGGTTAAGAAAATCGACTCAACTCACATGCAAGCTGCTCAATTACTTGGTTCAATTTGCTCAGATCAAAAGGGAACACCTTTTTTCTCAAGTGTTAATGACATCTATAAAGCAGAGCCTAGTTTAATAAATGCTATGTATGCTGCTGCTGATGAAGTTAATAATTTTTTGGGAAAGTCTCGGAAGAAGAGCTTGCAGACAGAGAACTCCTCATTGAACTCGTCCTCAACGGAATCGGCGGAAACACCTTAGAAGAAGCTGAACAAAAACTTTCACATAAAGAGTTGATGGAATGGAGAGCCTATCGTCAAAAATATGGCTCTCTTTTCTTTGGTCGCCGTTTAGAGCAAAGCTTTGGAAGCTGGATGGCACATTACACAGGCTTCAAAGTTAAAGAGGGAACAAAAGTAGACCCTTATATATTTATGCCTCATGAAACGCCACCAGACGATGACAATTCATTGTCATTAGAGGAATATCTAGAAAGGTTCCATAGTAACTAGCCCTGCCATAAGGTGGGGCATGTGACATTTACATACCGTTTTGTTAAATTGATTAAAATTTAAAAAACGGTGTGTTTATGAAAAAAATTGTTTTATTGGGTTTAATTTGCCTACCTGTTTTAACAATTGCAAATACGACTCCATCCATTAAAACTTCGGAAGATTGCAAGTTAAGAGGATTTAATTTACTTGCTTATGATGCGAATTTCAAAGGGGCATTTGATTTCAAGCTAATGGAATTTGGAGGCATGAAGTCAACAGATTTTGATGTTGATAGCTGTATTGGTAAGAATAATGTCGCAAATGGTATTTTAACTGCCGAATATGCTCAAAATAAAAATAAAATTGTTGGGCAGCATTTGAAGAGTTTCGTTGCATTTGATCCTAAAAACAAAGAGATTCTTGTGGCTTTAATAGATGAAGAATCGAAGAGTTATATAATTGGCAATAAAACACCCAATCTAATTTCTGCATTAAAATCATCATTTAGCTCAAATGATATTTTTAAAAAAATAGATTTAACATCAACATTAACTTTTTCAAATTTTAATGAAATTAATGAAACAGATAAAAGTAATGTTGAAGAGTCTCAAGCCATTGAAAAGAGAATTGAAGAAAATAAAAGACTTTTTAGCATTGCTTCTGCAAATCTTAAAAAATCAAACCCAAAGGATTTGATTTATAAAAATTCTACCTATCAAGGTTTACTCAAAGATGGAGAAAGTAAGAACTCAAAAATTACAATTACTGCGATTTTAGATAAAAATATAAATGTTCCACTTTCTAAAAAGGATATCTCACACAATTTATATTTCATTTCTGACTTAGCTAAAATTGGATTAAAGAATCCATACTCTTTTCGTCCGAGAAGCGCATTTGTAAAACAAGAAGGTGCTTTACTTAAGATTAGTATTGAGTACACTGCACAAAATTCATATGGAGCAGATGTGGTAGGTAATGAGTACAAAATTTTATTTTTAGGAAAAGATGGGAATTACCATACCGAAAGATGACAAAAAGCACCCTAAGGTGCTTTTTTAATGCGCTGTGTTTCTTCATATGATTGAACTTTCAGAAATATTTTAAAGATTTTTTAACTTTTCACGAAGTAATGATCTTATGAGCATTGCTAGAAACATGAAATCGAAAATTAGCAATTAAATAGACTTACACATAACCCGACCAAGTGTCGGGTTTTTTTATGTCTGGAGAAAAGGCATGGCGACAAATTCACTTGGCAGATTAACCCTAGATCTAGTGGTTCAGACGGCTAGTTTTTCAGAGCCACTAAGTAGAGCTGAACGGCAGGCGCGAACATCGAGTCAAGGGATTGCTAATTCTTTAAATATTGCTGCTATTGCTGTAAGTGCATTGAGTGGAGCAGTGGCTGGTCTTTCAGTGGCTCAGCTTGTTAATTTTAGTGATCAAGTTATTCAGACTGGAAATGATATTCAAAAGTTTTCAAAACTTGCGAATGCTTCAGTGCGTGAATTTCAGTATTACGCCAAAGGGGCAGAAACTGCTGGAATTTCAATGGAATCTTTCGCAGATAAAATGAAAGATATGCAAGATCGAATTGGCGATTTTCAGCAGACAGGTGGTGGACCATTAGCCGACTTTTTTGAGAATATTGCACCACGTGTTGGTGTTACAATTCAACAATTTCAAAAGCTGTCTGGCCCAGAAGCGCTTCAATTATTTTATAACTCATTAGAAAAAGCTGGTGCTTCAACTAATGACATGAAGTTTTACATGGAAGCGATTATTTCTGATTCTTCTTTGTTAATTCCACTATTAGAAAAAGGTGGTAAAGGTTTTAAAGAATGGGGCGATGCAGCTGAAAAAGCTGGCGCAATTATGACTGATGAATTGGCCGCGAATCTTTCGGAAGCTAAAAAACAGTTAATGCTGATGGATTTACAATGGCAGGGCTTAGAAAATCGACTAATAAATAATGTAGTTCCAGCAGTCAAAATGGTTATTGATAATTGGGGCGAAATAAAAGCCATTGCGATTGCTGTTTCTGCTGGTATAGCAACCCGATTTGTTCCGGCTTTAGTTCTTGCATCTTATCAACTTGGTCAAACGGCATTATTTGCCGCTCGTGCTGGTATAGGTCTTTATAGTTTTTCTAAATCGGCAGGTGTAGCTAGAAGTGCTATAGCTTTACTTGGTGGTCCCGCTGGATTGGCAATGTTAGCAACACAAATTGCTGTAGCTGGTGGTGCATATTATCTAATGACTCAACAGACTAAGGATGCTACAGAGGCTCTGAGTGACCAAGGTCTTACAATTGATGAGTTAAAGGAAAAATATAAAAGCTTTACCGCAGCACAGTTAGCTATAAAAGGTATTGAGGCAAGTGAGGAGGTTGAAAAACAAACCAAAGAACTAAAAAGTCTTTTTACAGCTTTAGAACAATTTGAGAACGACTTGAAAGTTCAAGGTGATATTAAGCAATTTACAGCGATTCAAGCGTACCTTGCTAGCTTAAAACAAGGTGGGGATGAAGCTAAGAATGCTTTTGCTCAGCTACAAAAGCAAGGCTTGGTTAGTGAGAGTACACTTAAGTTTGTTGCTGAATTAGATACAAAAATTAATGCTGCTAATAACACTATAGATCGTCAAAAAGAGATCCAAAAATTAGTTAAAGATGTTACCGATGAAACAACTAAGGCCCAGCAAGACCAAGCAAAAGCCTTAAACATTTCAACGGAGGCATATAAGAATTTAACTAAAGCTCAACGAGACTACATTACCCAAGCTAAACAAGATGTACTTAGGGAAGGGTATATAAAGACACTTGTAAGAGAGGGGGTAAGTGTAGATAAAGCGAATGTTTATGCAGATGCACAAGTCGCAACAAATGGAGAAAATGCTTTTAAAGCACCATTGTCAAAGGATGTGCTACTTGCTGCCCGCGAGAACTTCAATCTAAAAAACTATACTTTTGGGAAAGCTGAGTTAGAGGCAATTGCTCGTGCGCAAGGTATTGCTAAGGCAAATAATTTTGCTCAGATTGAAAGTTTGTATGGTTTGCCTGCTGGAACATTAGCAGCCTTGATTCTTCAAGAGTCTGGAGCTAATGCCGGGGCAAGAAGCCATACCGGGGCAATAGGTCTTTTCCAAACAACGAGTGTATTTAGAAAACAGTATGGTCTTAATTCAAAAAGTTCGATTGAAGAAGTTGCAACAGCAGCGGCTAAAGACTTGCAAAAACGCTACCAAGAATTTGGTGATCGTGCAAAAGCCTTAATGGCCTACAATGCAGGTGCAGGTGGCTTAAGAACCTATTTGAAAGGTGGTCTATCAGATAGCAAGCGCAAAGAGGTTGCTGGTTATGTACCGGGTTTCCAGAAATGGTTTGCAGGTGTGAATGGTAAATCAAGTGTTGATAATTCAATTTTAATGCCTACACAGGCAGATCAACTTGAATTAATCAACAAAGCTGCCGAGTCTCAACAGGCTATTGATGATGCAAGAAAAGAAGTTAACGCACGGTATTACACTGAAGCTCAACGACTTGCAAGGGAGCATCAAGATAATATTGATAAGGTCACACTTGCGTACGCTGGTACACCACAGTTAAAAGAAAAGCTTGCTCAAGAGGATGCATTATATGCTGCGCAAATCGCAAAACTTGAGTCCGATAAAAAGGAAGAGTACAACCAATACTTTGCTTTTGAAACTGATCGAATCAAGCAGATTGAACAAAACTTTGATCGACAAAAAGAGTTAATCGACTCTAATGCCGAGTATGAGTACGGGAAATCGAAAAAAGCTTTAGAGATTAAAGCTGCTCTTGAGCGTCAAAAACAAGTTGAAATTGCTGCCGTAAAACGCGAAGAAGATGCACAAATTCAGTCGGCGTTTGAGGGTTATCTAAACCAGACTGAAATTGTTGTGAAGCGTTACCAACGTGAACGTGAAGAAATACTTCAAACTTATAGTTTAAGTAAACGTGTTCGCGAAGAGATGGCAAAATCTAAGGATTATGCAATTTTTGAAACTTTAAACCAAGCTTCTGACAGCGTGTTTCAAGTTGGTCAGAACTCTGCTCAATCTCTATTTAATAGACTTAATCCTGAAGAGTTTGCAAAGTTTAATTTGCAAAATCAATATTCTTCGGATTTCGGAGGACTCCAAACATCCTACAACGATGAAGTTGCTGGAATAAGTGCAATATCAGATGAGAATCTTCGCAATTCTATGCTTTTAGATGCACATGAGCAGTATTTGCAATCGAAAGCCGCACTTGATGCAGATTACGCACAAAAAGAGCGTGATTTGGATCAACAGAATTTTGAAACCAAGATGCAAGTTTATTCGCAAATTGCTGGAATGACTGGGCAGGTCTTTTCAGACATGACCGCACTATTAGAGCAAAGTGTTGGGAAGTCAAATGCACTTTACAAAACTATGTTCTTTGCCTCTAAGGCTGCTTCAATAGCTCAAGCAATTGTTAACACGGAAGAGGGGGCTACAAAAGCACTGGCACAAGGTGGCGCTTATGGAAGTGTTTTGGCTGGAGTTGTTAGGGCAACAGGTTATGCTTCAGTTGGTATCATGGCAGCTCAAACAATCCAAGGTATGGCCCACAACGGTATAGATAATATCCCGCGTGAAGGTACATGGCTTTTAGATGGTGGTGAACGTGTATTAAACCCTCAACAGAACAAAGATTTGACGAATTATTTAAATAATCGTCAAAACGGGGCTAGTGAGGGCAATGTACAAATTAGTCAGCAAATTACGTTTGCTGATGGATCTGCAAGCGTCAATACACAAGGTCAAAAACAAATTGCTGAATCTCTGAATAATGCAATGGACGCATGGGCTAGACGCGAAAGCCGTCAAGGTGGTGTCTTGTTTAATCTAGTGAGACGCTAATACCTAAATTTAACCACTTAAACCCAAATAAACCCACTTTACTGAGTGGGTTTATTGCTTTTCAGGAAGTGAGAATATGAAGGCAATTCAATTTAAGAAAACAGGCCAATACACCGGTAATCATGATGAAGTAACACGTTTACTGGGCGGCACAGTAACCTATGTTGGTCAACGTGGAAGAGAGGCAAATAAGACTTATGAACGAGATGGGGAAGCTTTCCCTATCCAATTCGATAATTGGCTTGTAGATATTGATGGTGTAATTTTTGTTTTGAGCGAAAAGCAATATGAAGCTCTTAAATCGGTGGCTCATAAGCATATAGGGTTAGGTGAGGCGATTGCGCGGCATGTCAATGAGTACTTAAGTCAACAACAGCGACAAGGCGGTTTATTATCAAAGTAACCCACTCGAATGAGTGGGTTTTTTAATGGGAGTACAAAAGTGAAAAAGTACATTATGACTTTTCTGCTTGCTTTATTGATTGCTGTAGTTTTCTACATAAGTGCAAATTTAATTGATTTTAATCTAATTGAATATGCAACGGGTTTCGTCTTTGGATTGTCATTCACCCTCATTTTTAAAAAACAATCTAAGAGTTCTAAAGCTGCAGAGCTACTAAACAAACATGTAAAAGAATGGGGAGTTCGTGAAAGTAGGCGGGCAGGTTTATTGGCTCCAGATCATGACACGACTAGTTTAGAAAATTGCAAAAAACGTTTTAAAGATAGTCCGGTAAGTATGAAAGTTGAGTGGTCAAAAAAAGATGAGTAATCGTAAATTCACTTGGTGCCAAGACTTAGAAGGTAACTCAGGTTCGCAGAGCTTTAATACTTTGTCATCTAAGTTTGGTGATGGATATGAGCAAAATGTCTCAATAGGAATCAATAACCGAACAGGTACTTGGCAATATTCACGGACAGCAAAAAAAGCTGAAATTATGCAAATCAAAGCATTCTTTGATGACCATAAAGGAGCTGACTCGTTTCTTTGGGATTCGCCGTTAGATGGTGAGGTTCGAGTTAAAGCTGGAGAATATCAACCCCGTTGTTTAGGCGGTGATGTTTGGCAAATCTCAACGACATTCACCCAAGTCTTCTACCCTTAATTTAAACCCCTTTAAAGCCCCTTTTTAGGGGCTTTTTTTATGCGAGTAAGAAAATGACGATTCAAACAGTAAATCTTGGCACAGCGCCAACGGGTGCTGGCGGCGACACATTTCGCTCAACTGGCGCAAAAATTAATGAAAACTTTACTAATAATACTCATGCAGCTAGTCGTTATGTTGGGACTGCGGATGGTAATTTGCTAGAAGTTGGAGCTTTTGGTTTTGGAGGTTCTGGCAGTGTAGTTGGCAATATATCGACAGTAACGGACGCTAGAAATGCGCTTGGTAATCAATCAAAGATCTTTCGTGTTGATGGTGGTTCGGTACTACAGCTTTATTCACCTGCTTTGCATCTAAAGTCTTCTGATACACATGTAGCTGTTTCATTTGGAGCACTAAGTGGGGATGTAAAAATTATTGGATGGACAGACAGCAGCACAAATTTAACTGCTCAATATTTTCTGAGAACCTCATCAAATACAACAGTAGATGCAAACGGGTTTTTAAAGAATGCTTCACCAGTCGTTAAGCTATTTGCAGATAAAATTGAACCTAATGATGAAGCTGCTGAACAGCCGCTCTCTTTTGAGAAACCGGGTATTGGCCATTACCTTGTAAAAGGATCCTCTGGATTCGCCAAGGAGGGATGGTGGATTGAGATCCCAACAGATACCCATGGTAATAAAATCTGTGCGGTAGAATATCAAACGCTTGAAAATGGCGATCTTGAAATTAAAACTTTTAAGAAAAAGCTAAATGATGAAGGCGATATTGTTGCGAATCTTGATGCACCAATCGATATTCCGAACAATGCAAATGGTGAGCCGCGATGGATCGACATTCGTTTAAACAGTATTAAAAAGACAATCGTCAGAAAAATTCCACGTACTGAAAAACAACCGCGTATGGTCCAGCAAGTAAAATATGCACCGCAAATGACCTATATCACTAAATACGAAGATTTATTTGATGATGAAGGAAAAGCTGTAATTGTGGATGGCAAGAATTATAAAAAGCCAGTAACTCACATTCAAACTGATCAAAACGGTACGCCTATTTTGTCGAATCAACCGGTCATTAATGAAAATGGTGAACCAGTATTCGAATGGGTTCAGGCAGTTGATAGTGAAGGAAATCCTGTTTTTGATGATGTGCCAGTCTTAGACAAAGATGGAAATCCAATCTATGACGAGGTGACTTATGACCCTGAATAGTGATTTCCAGAAGCTGTATGTAGATGGATTAATTCATTTGTATGAATTAGATGCCAGCTCACTTGGAGCTGGCATTTTACGTTTCCACGGGCATATAGCTTTTCAAGATTGGGAAAAAATTTACTCATCCATCGGATCTGAAGGATTGATCGGTGCAGATTCAGGAAGCATTGGTAAGGTTTTTGACACTGGTGGTCAGAAAGTATGGAACCGCAATATTATCTGGCAGGGTCAGGTTTTTGAACCAATGGCACTCGAAGTAAGTGGCCTTGAAATGAGTTCAACTGGTAAAGCTTCAGCGCCAACTTTAACAATGGCAAATAACATTAACGGCATTCAACATGCTGTTTCTGCTTATTGTCTGCAATTTAAAGATTTTGCAGGTGCAAAGCTAAAAGTTATTACTACTTTGGCTAAATATCTAGATGCCGAAAACTTCACAGCAGGCAATCCTTCAGCATCGAATGAGTCTAAAGAACAAACTTGGTTTATAGAGCAGAAAACATCGGAAAATGCCCAGCAGGTTACTTTTGAACTTTCAAATCCAATTGATTTTGAAGGTTTGAAAATTCCTGTACGTCAAATTACTTCTTATTGTAGTTGGGAATATCGCGGGGAAGAGTGTGGTTACACTGGGGCCGCAATGTTTACTGAGAAAGATGAGCCTACAGACAATCCTGCTTTAGATCGTTGCTCGTACAGATTATCTGGTTGTGAATGTCGATCTGGTAAAAACAAGCCTTTACCTTTTGGCGGGTTTCCAGCTTCAAGCATGTTGTGAGGTTTTATGAATATCTTACTTGGAATAATTTATGGGATGGTAGGGACGCTAATCATTCATCTTCTAAGCTATGCGGTTCACTTTGTCATTCTAAGGTTAAGAAAGATTAAAGAGAAAAAAGCTTATTTAATTAAATTTAGCTGCCCTTGTGGCGGGATTTTTGAACCAACTGGTCAAGTATATCTTACTTATCCAACTCAAAAGCAGCGGAAGTGCACAAAATGTGGAAACTGTAAGGGGTTTTTCTAAATGAAGCTTACAGCAAAACTTAAAAAAGCAATCATGGCCCATGCGGATGAATGCTATCCACACGAGTGCTGTGGGGTGATTATTGATAAGCAATATATTCCTTGTCGCAATATTTCTAAAAACTCTGATCAATTCGAAATCCATCCAGAAGATTTAGCTATAGCAGAAGACCAGGGCGAGATATTAGCGTATGTGCATTCACACCCTGACGGAACTACAAGAGCCTCAGAACTAGACTTAATTCAAATTGAATTACATCAAAAGCCGTGGGTAATTTGTTCGTATCCGGATCTTGATTTTCAAGTCTACGAGCCTTGCGGTTATCGCGCCCCCTTAGTGGGGCGTAATTATTTTCATGGCTGGCAAGATTGCTATGCGCTTGTACGTGATTTTTATAGTCGTGAATTAGGTATAGAGCTTATGGATTTTAAGCGGGATGATGCATGGTGGGAAGATAAAGACCATCCATCACTTTACCTTGAAAATTACGAAAAAGCAGGTTTCTTTGAAGTTGGTAAACCAGAATATGGCGATATGTTGGTTTGTCGGGTTGGACGTACAGAACATCCAAATCATGCAGTTATATGGTTGGGTAATAATGGGCAGCTTAAATCGGAACAAACTGAGCATTGCATCGGTTCAAGTTTAATCCTTCATCATCCGTATAACAGAAAGTCAGTACGCGAAATTTATGGCCAACAGTGGAAAGATCGCACGGTAAAAATCTTGAGGCATAGAGATGTTAAAAACAATTAAGTTGTACGGCATCTTGGGGCAAAAGTTCGGTCGTGAATTTAAGCTCGATGTCGCAAATACACGTGAAGCCATGCGTGCATTATCTGTTCAGATCGCTGGCTTTGAACACTTTATGTTGCATGCACATGAGCAGGGCCTACGCTTTGCCGTGTTTCTAAAAGGAAAGAACTCGAGTAATAAGCGAGGCAAGAAACGCCCAGCAATTTACGATCATGAAACAAAGCGCTTAATCACTGGTGACAATATCGGTGAAGAGCAGCTTGATATGTCTACTGAAGCCGACATTATTCACATCGTCCCGCGTGTAATGGGAGCTGGTGGTAATAGTGGAGTCTTACAATTAGTTCTTGGAGTAGTTCTGATTGTTGCAGGTGTGATGACTGGCGGTACGTCTTCAGCTTACGGTGTTGCATTAATTGGCGCTGGTGCAGGCATGGCTATGGGAGGTGTTGCATCAATGCTCATGCCGAAAGCCCAAACTAATCAAAATCAAAACCAAGACGGGAACCGGGCAAACTTTGGTTTTGGGAGTGCAGTAACCACAGCAGCGCAAGGTTATCCAGTACCGATTCTCTATGGTAGACGTGAAGTCGGCGGCTTCGTATTAAGTGCTGGTCAATATCCAGAAGATCAGATGTAATTTTTAAGTTAGTTATAGGCGCTTTTTGGCGCCTTTTTTATTGCGTGGGATTTGATATGACAGCGATGGTAAAAGGCGCTAAAAAGGGAAATCAGCAACCAAGACAACCAGTAGTTGCACCGGACTCCGCACAATCTAAAACTTATATTAAAGAGTTGATTGGTCTAGCGGAGGGTGAAGTCGAGGGATTAGCAAACGGCTATCAATCAATTTTGCTTGAAGATACTCCGTTGCAAGATGAAAACGGCAACAAGAACTTTGAAAACGTTACTGTTAATTTTAGATCCGGAACAAACGATCAAGAATACATTGAAGGCTTCCCGGCAGTTGAAAATGAAATCCCGATTGACGTAGAGCTTAAATCATCTACACCTTGGGTGCGCTCTTTTAACAACCTAGATCTTGATGCAGTACGTTTACGTTTACGTTGGGGGCCACTACGCAACCAAGACCCAACAACGGGTGATGTTACTGGCTATACCATTGAATACGCGGTGGACTTGCAAACTGATGGCGGAGCATGGTCAGAAGTATTAAGAGCAAAAATTTCAGATAAAACATCTGATAATTATGAGCGTCCACATCGTATTGACTTACCCAAAGCCGATTCAGGCTGGCTCGTTCGTGTTCGCCGAATTACTCCCAACTCAACATCCGAATATATCAGCGACAAAATGTATGTTAAGGCTGTCACTGAAGTTATAGACGCTAAATTACGCTATCCAAATACAGCATTAGTTTCACTGCAATACGATGCTGAAACATTCGGTGGATCAGTCGCAAAATTAGCGGTTGATTTGAAGGGTGTAAAAATCAAAGTCCCAACGAACTACAACCCTGAAACCCGCGAATATGTTGGCATGTGGGATGGTACTTTTAAACGCGCATATTCAAACAACCCAGCTTGGATTTACTATGATCTTTGCACATCTAAGCGGTATGGAATTGGTGAGCGAATTACAGATGGAATGCTTGATAAATGGTCTTTATACCGTTTAGCCCAATACTGTGATGAGTTGGTACCAGACGGGTTGGGCGGTCAAGAACCACGTTTCACATGTAACATTTATCTTCAGAGCGCTGAAGATGCTTATAGCATTCTTACAAAATTAGCTGGTGTTTTTCGAGCTATTACTTATTGGGATGGGGATAGCATTGTTTGTGATGCTGATATTCCACAAGATACCTATTTCACTTATACGCGTGCCAATATTATCGGGGAGCCGGATCATAATGGTACACGCGCCCGTGATAGACATAATGCAGTAAAAGTAGCTTGGGATAACCCAGCCAATCACTATAAGACTGAATATGAATTTGTGCGTGATGAAAAAGCTATTTCTGAAATGAAACAGGTGCGCTTACTCGAGCTTGATGCTTGGGGCTGTACATCGCGTGGGCAAGCACAACGAGCAGGCCTGTGGGCTTTAAAGTCTGAACAACTTGAAACACGTACTGTGACTTTTAAAGTTGGATTAGACGGCCATATTCCTTTGCCAGGTAAAGTGATTGAATTTGCGGATCCTATTTTTGCTGGAAGAGCAAACGGTGGTCGCATTTCAGCAATTTCAGCAGATCGAAAAAGCATTACTCTTGACCGTGATGATGTGGTCGCAGTAGCGGGTGATAGACTCATCATTAATGGAGAAAACGGGAAAGCTCAAACTCGTATTGTCCAAGCAATTACAGGCCGCGTCATAACTGTTTCTGTAGCTTTTGATGAAATTGCACCTCAAAACGTATGGGTTATTGATGCTCAAGATTTGGCAACGCTTAAATTTAGGGTTTTGTCAGTAGTTCAAAGTGATTCACATCAATTTACTATTACAGCGCTTGAGTACAATCCGAAAAAGTTTGATGCAATTGATCATGGCGCTCATTATATCGATGTGCCAATTTCAATTGTTAATCCCAATATTCAAGAACCAGTTTCAAATATTGTTATTACAAGCGAAGATCGGGTGGATCAAGGTATTAATGTTGCCACCATGGTTGTGTCTTGGACGCAAGCAAAAGGTGCGGTTAAGTATCTGGTTGAATGGCGGAAAGATGATGGTAGCTGGATTAAGCTGCCAGTTACCGGCAATAACTCAATTGAGTTGCCGGGTATTTATGCTGGCAACTATCAAGCAAAAGTTACAGCGGTTAATGCTTCGGATATTTCCTCTTTACCAACTTATTCAGTTGTCACTAAGCTTAATGGCAAGCAAGGTTTGCCACCAGCTTTAGCATTCATCCAAGCAACAGGTATTTTGTTTGGTATGCGCCTAAATTGGGGTTTTCCTGCAACTGGTGCACTTGATACGGCTTATACCGAGATTCAAGTTTCACCGGATGGTACCAGCAACATTGCTCAATTGGGTTTATTTGCTTATCCAACGACAACACATACTTTGCAAGGTTTACAGCCAAATTTAACTCAATTCTATCGTGGTCGCTTGATCGACAGGATTGGAAATATTGGGCCATGGTCGGACTGGACTCATGCGACAACTTCTGCTGATGCATCTGAAATTTTAGAAATTTTAGAAGGTAAAATTTCTGAAACAGAGTTAAGTGAGGATTTACAAACCAAGATTGATCATATTGAGACTATTGATGCTGAAATAGGTCCACTTAAGCAAGATATTCAGAATACGAAAGATCGGATTACACAAGAAGTCATTGATCGTCAAAACGCTATTCAGCAAGCCAAAGATGGTTTATCACAGCAAATCATTGCAGGTGATGAAGGTGTTCTTGAAGTTGTAAATACTGTTAAACAGTCAAGTGATGAGGGAATTGCAGCAGCTCAAGAAAGTATTCGAGTTGTTGCAAATGATCTTTCACTTGTAGCTGAAAAAACGGACGGTGTATATGCACAGTTAAATCCACCTTTGATTGGATCTGAGTCTGATTTGATCGGTAATGATCAGGGCTTCGCAGGAACTTGGTCAGTTCAATCGGCAATGATCGAAGGGGACTTAGCACTTAGTAAGCGTATTGATACAACGGCAGTTGAGTTAAATAACTTACAGGCTTATGCACAACGAGAAGTACAAGCACGAATTGAGGGTGATAGGGTAACTGTTCAAAAGATTGATACTTATATCGCAAGCAATGATAGTGCTCTTGCAACTGTACGCCAGTCGGCACAGGTAGCAGTTGAGCAGGCATCGGCAAATGCCGAAGCGATTGATTCCATTAATCTCGAGCTTGATGATAAAGCTTCAACTGGTGCACTTGATCAAGTTAAGTCTGATATTAAGAATGTAGATGACAAAGTTAATGCCCAAACGATCAGACTTGATGGTGTCTATGCTCAAATTAACCCGCCTTTAATCGGCTCGGAATCCGAGTTAATTGGTAATGAGGGAGGCTATGCGGGTGTCTGGTCTGAACAGTCAGCGCGTATTGAAAGTGATTTAGCACAAGCAATTCGTACAGATACAATTCAAACTGATTTGAATGGTAATAAAGCTGCTGTTCAAGAGGTCACTAAATCAGTCAATGGGCTATATGCACAAAAGTTCATTAAGCTTGATGTGAATGGCAAAATTGCAGGCTGGGGTGGTGCCAATGATGGTGTAGAGTCTCAGTTTATTTTCAACTTTGATTCTGTTGCTATCGGTAATGGTAGTAATGGTGTCGTATCTTATCCATTTATTTTCCGTACCACATCATTTACCGATCCATTAACTGGAACGGTTTTTCCACCTGCTGCTTATCTGAAAGCCGCATTTATGGATTATCAATCCGTTGATACGTCTCATATTAAAGACTTGGCGGTGGAGCGCGGTAAGATTGCAGATTTAGCAGTTGGAAGTGCTCAGATTGATAATCTTGCAGTTGATACTTTAAAGATTGCTGATAATGCCGTG